GATCGGCAGTATCTCTAGGGCACGTTGGAAGAATTTCGTAAAACTTCCCCACGCACGCGCTAGCGACGATGACGATCTCAAGTGGCCTTGTGCCGCTTTTGCGCGACAGTATCAAGACCTGGCATGAAAGTTCCAACTCCAAGCAGCGTGATTGGAGTCAGGTTGAGGTCAACCTTCGGAGTATTGGTACGAACCATCCAGTGGGAAGTGTTCTACTCCGTTGGGAGACCTGGTGTGAGCAACGTGCTCACTCCGAAGATCTTCGAGGGCAATGGCAAGCCCGTGTCTCGACCATCATGGCCGATTCCTCCCTTACTGAAGAGGAAAAAGATACGAAGATCGACTCACTGAGGGAACCACGTCTGGTTCCTTCAGCGGAAGACCGGTTGTCTGCAAGCACCGGTAAGGCTCTTCAAGTCGCAGAATCATTCCTACTGTGGCTTGACTTGCAAGAAGATGTACCGAGTTCCTGTGCGAACATACGCCTGTCGCACCTCCGTCGGTTTACCTTCGCCTTCATTGGTTTGTACATGTTCGATCTCGCCGAGTCGTTCATGAAACTGAAGCTCGCTACAATCGAAGCTATTGCCAAGCGACAGATTGAGCTTCCACCTGTGAAGGACCCCTTCTTGGAACGAAATATCCGGAGTCCCCGGATCTTTCCTGGCCAATTTGGCCACCAATTGGGAAACTGGATCAATCGTACATTGGCCCGGAATTTCTCATTCGTCTTCTGGATGAAGAGGGGGATGCCCCGTGTGAGTACTGATATGATCAAGGCGCAGGAGGAAGCGTCCTTCAAGATCTTGACTTCTCCTCAGCTTTTGGAGAGGGTATCAATCCCCACGAAGAGTGGTCGCGTTCGAGAGATCGATCTTTCTGATCTTGTTGTCCAGGTCATCCGGACATCAAAGGAGGTTTTTTCCTCCGCTCGTCGATGGTCCGATGTCCAGCCGTTCCAGCTGCCCTCGGCCAACGCCCACTTCGGAACTACCCGTGCCATGGGTGGAGCTCGTGCCATCGTTGCCGACTCCAACCCCACGATTTGGAACGGGTGCTTCCGGTTTCTGAGAGAACTTCCCGGCATCCAGTCCTTCATTGAACTGGATCGTCTGTCGATGGATTTTCATGGTGTTGCGCAAGCATGCCGGTCGGAGACATCCGACCTAAATCCCATCTTCCGACATGCCGGGCTGTTCGCTCGGGAGGAGTCCCTTCGGGGAACGGAATGTTGTGTCCATTTTTTGGAGGAATTCGCCCTCGCCCTCTCCGCTCGATCTGTACTTAAGCACAGTACCCCCGAGCGATGTTTGGAGGCGAGGATCATCGGTTTAGCTGAGCCGTTGAAGGTGCGAACTATCACTGCCGGTAGTGAGAGACACTACTACTGGCTCCGATATCTCCAGAAGTTTCTTCATGGACACCTCCGCAAACACGATGTCTTCCGTCTCATCGGTTCTCCCTTGAGCCTTGAGGACATCCATCGAACTTTCTGGCGGCGACTTCGGCCGGATCAGTTCTTTGTTTCTGGTGATTACAAGGATGCGACGAATTTGATTTCGTCGACGCTTTCCGAGGCGGCTGCCCGCGCGATTGCTTCCGCGGTTGACATGCCGGACCACATCACGAAGATGTTCGTTGATGGTTTGGTTAATCACAAGGTGTTTTGCGGTTTGGACAAGGAGGGTCACCAACGGAATGGCCAGTTGATGGGTTCCCCCGTCTCCTTCCCCATTCTCTGTTTGATCAACGCAGCTCTCACTCGTTTCTCCTTGGAACTGGAGGATGAGTGTTCCTATCGCTTGGATGAGCTCCCTCTCTTGATCAATGGTGATGACGTCGGTTTTGTCACGACTGCTCGAGGATACGAGATTTGGAAGAAAATCACCCGGGTGGGTGGCTTGCAGTTTTCGATTGGGAAGAATTTCACGTCCCGTGACTTTCTTGTCCTGAATTCCTGCATGTTCCAACTTCGTTCTACTTCAATTCCGTCCCCCATGCGTTCCTATGGGGGGCCGCGCCACGTTGTTTCCCAGGCAACCCAGCCAGGGCAATCGATTTATGCGCAGAGGATCTTTGGTTTGAGTTCTCACTTTCCAGTGGAGACCCCAGAGAATCCCGAGGATCGTTTGAAGTTCCTTCTCGAGTACACTCGGTTCCAACTTCGCACCTTGGAACCCGTCGATCGACAGTTTTGCCGGCTTCCGAAGTACCGACAGGTGCCCCCGTATCCTCAGCCATTACGGGAGGAACACAACTGGGACTTCGCCCACCATGGTCCGATGCCCTACCCCCTCTGCCGCCGATATTCTTATCGTGCGACCGAACGAAATAACTGGTTCACTGATCCCTATCTGAACCCAGATTACCTCGGTCCTGCTGGCAGATGGACTCCCATTGTTCGGGATGCGTGCGATCTCCGCTGCGGTGACGCGGCGGGAAACCACAAGACTGGAGATCCTCATCTCCGTTGTCCGGCCTTTGATCGCTTTCGCATTCGGGATGTGAATGACCTCTTTTGCCCCGAGGGATACGCCATTTTGCCCGGCCTCCAGAAGGCTTGGCTTGGTGTTTCGACAGGTTCTCGTCGACATTCACTGAATCAGGTTTTTATCCGTTCCTGGAAACCTGTCCTGGACCTGACGTCAGGTATTCACCGGGACCAGAAGTGGTCCGTCTGTTGGTGGCTCCCGACGGGTCTGGGCGGGTTGGGCCTTGAGAACACCGAGCCCGGCTTTTCCGTTGAGTCTCTACCCATTCTTCATCGGAAACTTGCCTCCTATCTTCGGATTCATCCCGAACATGTCCCTTCCCCGATGCCTGTCATTGCCTTTGCCGACTCTGCGAAACAACGTGTTTCCGAGGCACTTGGCCGCTTCCAGCCGATCTTCAAGAAGGACATTGACCTTTGTCTTGTCCAGCATGATGATCTTTTGACCTTCCTCATGGGTCAGTCCTGGATGTCGGGCTTTGGCAGCATCGATGCAGATGAGCCACACGGCTTCGAACGTGGGCAGAAAGAGCCCTACCTCCACCGTCGCCTGTTCGAGTTTTCTCGTTCTCGGGCGCGCTGGTGGCTTTCCCGTTCAAAAGCCGGTCATCTGGAGAAGTGGCGAGATTTTCGCCCTCTCACTGATGCCATGCTTGCAGCATGGTATCACCCGGTTCGGCAGTATTCAATCTCCCTTCCTTCTGGCTGGAAGGTAGACGCTGCCGACCCAAACAAAATCCCATCGGATCTCCTCTCCGAACTTTTGGAGGAGTTCCCATGGTCGGAACTTTGCTGGTTCCAAGAGAAGGATAGTCGCTTTCCTTCCCGGTCTTGCCTAGGTTAGTAAAGGGGTCCCGGTCCCCTCGAAGTAGAAGTGGTGAACTGATGTCGGTTCGACCATAAGAACGTCAGATTGACTCTGACACTTTTTCTCCTCTTCTCGCCCCTTTGGAG